GGCGGGGGCGTTGCCCATATAACCGGTGATAATGCGCATAACACCGGCGGCGTCGCGGATCTCCTGCGCAAGGGCGTCGGAGCGGATGGCGAACCGATCGTTTTCACTGATTATCGAGTGTGGAGAGATGTCCCAGCCGCCAATCTGTCCCTCCGCCGCAATAACCGTTCCCCGGACTGTTATCTCGTTGAACTCAGCGTCCCCGTCCCCGGAGATATTCCACCCCGCCACTCCAGGGTCATAAGTGTCGCTGGTGATACCATTGCCGGTGGTGACCTTTCCGCGCAACTCGCTGTCCCCGGAGAGGTACATGTCCCCTTCAATGTGGAGCTTTGATCCGTCCCATTCAATGTAATTGTTCGCATCTCCGAGGAACTTGAAGGTGCCGTCGTTTTTGATTCGTGCGGTCCACTCCTGATCGTCATAGTCCCAATAACCCAGGAACTCACTGGAAAGATACAGCCCCGCGTACCCCGGCACCCAGTCTGAGTCCAACAGGGGTCCATCGATCGACTTTTTGACAGAGCCATCAAAATCTAATCCCGCCTCTACGGTCTCCGCCATTTCGCCAAGCTGCTCTGGCGTTGGTCCAAGGTAATATCCCCCGGAGACGATTGACCCGACCTGGGTCTCCAGCGCTGCCACTCCAATGGCCTCATAGTCCCACACCTCCACATCGTTTTTCCTGCGGATGCCCTTGCTTATGATTCGTGCCGTGGTAGTAAGATTGAGCTTAGTGTTGGCAATGGTGATATAATCCCCAATGTCTGCCTCGTCCTCCGAAGAAAACACATAATGCTGCCGGCCATATTCAAGGTGTGTCGTGAGCGCATCTGCCAGTGCCTTGGCATCGTTGTCCTGATACAGATACGTTGCCTTGTACTCTTTCAATCTGCCCCGGGAGTTGGAGGTAGAATATATGCTTGTCTTTTTATTCCCTTCAATTACAAAATCCAGAGTTCCCGTGATTTTTATATAATTGAGCCTGTTGAATGTAACGATATTAAAAAAACCATAAGGTTTCGGTACAGCTATGCTGAATTGCAATTCTGTTAGAGAGTTCGTATGCACTTGATGAGTGACAGAGGCACTGCCGGAACCGACCTTCTTTTGTCCGAAGAATGCATCTCGCCACTTTGAGACGGTATAGCTCATAGACTGATTACGTCCGCGCAACAATTTGCGCTCATTGTCTTTACCCCGGTCGATGTCGTAATTGAAGTCCCCCGGAGAACTGGGCCATGTGAGGGGCGAATCCGCGAGGGAATTGACCACCGCCTCATTGCCGTCTTTGATGATCCCGTCTGCGTCTGATTTTTTGTACAGCGTGCCGGTGTCTGTCTGGAACTCGTTGTATATGACCTTCACCTGATCCTCGTCGAGGTCATCATTTTTCAACAATAACTCTTCAATAATATTTGACTCATCGAATGTGGATGTAGGTGTAATGGACTCAGGAGCCCAGTTATACACAACAAAAGTTCCGTCCGTGCGAACATTGTACACATGGTGATAGTCCCAGAGAATGTCTCCAATTATCTCGCTGTAGTTGGTCCCCACTTCAAACGTGATGATGGGTATTGAGACGGGTATGTCCAGAGTTATTCCTATGTACGAAGAGGAATAACCTGCCTCCGAAAGTAACAAGTGAATTATCGAGTTGGATTCATTTGATGTATCACACAGATCTTTGTCTTCATAGGTGATATTGCTAGACAGACCACGATCCAGATAATAACCCCAGTCGTACACCTCCATCCCGATCGTTGAACCGTAAGTTCCGTCGTCCTGGTACTCAGTGACGTGGCGCACATAACCTCGGAACCATATAGCAGAGTCCTTGTACACCTCACACTTCACATCCTCGGTGGCGGCAAGCAGGTTGGTGGCAAGGGTTGTGTCCAAAGACACAGTGAACATAACAGAGCTCTTTGCGCCCTTCATGTTCTTGTCGTGAAGTTGCTCTTTTTTCTCCAACCCCTCAAGGACTAAGTTGGACCCACCCCAATCAGTAAGCTCGACCCATCCGGTGCCATAGTCTACCAATATCTGCCATGATGTACTCATAACGACTCCACCCGCCCAGCTCTTTGGCCACGCTTGATTGCAGAGACTACGTACCCAGCAAACGCCTCTGCACCTCCCGGTCCGTACATATCCCCGTTGATGTTAATTATCACCCCATCAGTGCGGCTGTCCGGCTGAGGATCTATGCGCACCCGCTCACGGCCCTTCTCTCCGACCATAATCATCTGAGGCCCGGAGGTGGTGAAATCTCCTCCAGCAGCGAATGCGGGAATAGGTTGTGATTGAATGGCGGCCACCTGCGCAGCTCCGGCAGCGGCCTGAAGTGCCGCCAGAGGGATGTTTGCTGGATAAGCCACGCTTGTCATTGTCTTGGTTACTGCTGTGGCAGTATTGATGAGAGCCTGGAAAGTGGCCCAACGCTTCTGCGCTGCTGCCTGTTCCCTCATCAATTCCTTCTGGCGCTCCTCATTGCCCTCAGCCGCGTCGATGCGTGCTTGGTATGAATTGGACATTATTTGCGCAATAGAGGCGAACAGATCCTGCGCTGTAGAGACATACTGCATCGCCATGTCAACTTTTTCCTGGAGTTCTTGCCGATGGATCTGCTTGATCTGATCACTGGCCCAACGTTCCACGTCCACCCTCGCCACTCCGGCGTCAAGGTACCGCTGCTTCTGCTCCTCAATACGGTCAGCATTGCTCTGGGTCATGGAGGCAAACTCATCTCTCACGGAACGAATCTGCTTCAAAGACCCTTCGTCAATAAGAGCTAAGTCTGCGTCCATACCCGAGATCACTTCTGGAGTCTCTTCGTCTGCGTCCATACCCGAGATCACTTCTGGAGTCTTTTCCGCCTCTTCGTTAAACCGTTCCAACTCGCCGCGGAGACGCTCCAGTATAGCAGTAGTTTTCGGGCCCTGAGTTGAGAACCCTTCAAACTTTCGGATTAGTGCCCCTAGAGCCTCTTCTTGATATCGATCTGTTTTCTCATACTCCTGCTGCAATAACTCTAAATTGCTTTTTCTTCTCTCTGCGGCAGCAGCTTCTCGTTCAGCTTCTTCTTTTGTGTACTTAGACTGCACCTCGCTCCATCGGGCAAGTTCGCGTTTAGCAGCAATTTCATCTTCAAGAGCTTCTACCAGCTTTTTTTGATCCGCAATTTCTTCCGTGTCGAATCCAAGTCCTTCAACTGCCCGTTGCATCCGTTCCAATTCTTGGTTTGCGTTGGCAAGCTGCCTGTGCAGATCATCGTAACCCATCTGGGAGAGATCACCTTCACTTTCCAACCACTGCACAAACTCTTTGAACTCTCGAGTTGTCTGTATACTGTCTGTCATGCCTTGAACGAAATCTGTGAGTCCCCTTACCATTGGTTGAATACCGTTGGCAACGGTTTCCCCCAACTGCTCTTTTAGGTCCCCCACTGCGTTTTTGTACTGTTGCATTGCTCCATGAGCATTATTCGCTTCAGCTTCAGCTATTTCAAATCCATCAGCCATTTTCTGCTGAACAATAGCCAACTTTTCACTTTCCGACTCTGTTGTGCGTAACTCCGGGATGTATCGCTGAAGGGTGGTGTAAGTACCGTTGAATGCGTTGGTCACTCCACGCAATGCTTGCTTAGTGTTCATGCCCAGCGCCTTACTCAGCCCAATAGCGCCTTTGGTAACCTCTTCCATCCGGTCATCAGTAACACCCATGGATCGAGCTTGCTGCATAAGAGCCAGCGTCGCCTCATCACCGACAGTAGTGGTGCCCTGTATCTCTGAGGCAAGATTTTTGTACTTGGGCATCAACTCATCCACGTTGCCCCCGGTGGCACGAATTGCCGCAGACAACTGATCTTCAGCCTTGACTTGCTCACCATAGGCATCAACGCTGCTTTTCAGAAGCTTGACCACCGCACCAATGGACGCTGCAGCCGCCACATAACCACCAAACGACTTGACCGCCGTCTTGACCATGGCTTTTGTCTTGCCCTCAAGAGAGTCGGTTTGTTTTTGCGCCTTCTTCATTGCGCGAACTGCGGCCGCCGTTTCAGCCCGTAAGTATACTTTCAGATCATCAGCCACCGGCATAATACGCCACCTCTATAGTCTCTAGCAACGCGATAATCCTCGCTTGCTCATCACCCCACGTGCGCGCAAACGGCAGGGTACCGAAAACCTTCCATTTATTCCAGAGATCCATCGCAGACCAAAAATACTCATCACAATAACCCCTCACCTCACTCCGCCACACCGTCTGGAACTTGCCCTCAACGGTCACCCCCAGACGACCATCGCCTATTTGACGATGCACTGTGGTGTTGGCGTGCCCCTTCTTCCACAGTTGCACGCCAACGGCTATTTTTTTTTATCCACCGAGTTCTGTTTGCGCAGGTGCATCCACACCTCCAGCGCCAATTTTTCCAGTGTCGGCTCATTGATGAGCTCTTCTCCTGTGGTGATGTCTCTAGCACCGTCTCCATCGTCCACAGAAAGGTTCTCAATCTCCGTAATCATGTGCGCGGTTATTTTACCTTCGTATGTGAAGGGGGTGTCCAGGTCCGAGGACTCCAACAGAGATTGCTGCTCCACGAACGACAAGAACTTCCAATGCACGCGGATTTTCTCTTTGTCCTTACGCCCCTCATTGTGCAACTCAGGGGTGTACACACCCCCACGAGTTACTCTTATCGCCTCAGCGCCCATTAAGACACCTCACGCACATACAACGTCGGCTCAGGATCTCCGGGGGCAATTCGAAAATTGCCGGAGAAGCTTTGAGCCTCCTCGCCTCCAGCGCCAAGGGAAGTGGAAAGTATCGAGATCTTTGCCCACACGAATGCTTCCTTTTCCCCGCTGGTGGTGTCCTTCTGCAACACTCCCTTCAGATAAATCGGAGAGCTGTCAATGTCGTTGACTGTCACGGTGCCGTCAGAAGCCTGCTGAATTATTTTGATAAAATTGTTCAGCAGGTAACCTTTCGCATCCGTAACCTCTATCTCAGTGATCCCATCAAGGCTCCCGGTCATATCCGTCTTACCCGCACGATACCGCTTGGTATCATCAGAGATGGTCGTTACATCGATCTCAGCCTTGCTGACCTCGATGGAGAAGCCGGTGATGTCGCTCTTCTCGGTCTCCTCCAGAGGCTTCACCGAATCGTCCGTGTTCAAGACAAGGGTACCGTCGTCCCAGAACAGTTCACCTACGCTCAGTTCGGACGGCAGCGCAGATTCACTGTCTGCAATGGACTCAACAGAGTACCACCCCGCTCCCTCCCCACTGTCGGCATCTCCTTCGGCTAGCTCATCAAGCGTATTCGTGTCGTCCCCGTCCAATGCAGTGCCCAGCTCCACGGTAACGAGCTTCCCGTCACTGCCTATTAATCGTTCAATATCTGCCATAATTTTTACTCCTTCTCCTCTGTGTAATTCACTCTTACGTCAATTACCGACCTGTACAGGCCGGTATCATCCAGGCCGAATGTCTGCTCATTTATAACCGTGACGGATGTAATCTTCAAATCGCTTCGCTGGACTCCACGGATCTTGCGTACCGCGTCTTTTACTATCGCCCGTAGTTCGTGCCCTGATGAGGCTCCTTTGGTGTATACATCGAGCTGGACCGTTGCCGAACCACCCCAATAGCTTAGATACATCCGTTCGTTGTTGTCAGAGACAAGACTCACCACCATAAACGGCGGCCGCGCAGTTCTTTGAGGAACATACTGGTACACCGCATTGAAATGGCCGGAGACCACAGAATCTGCATCAAGAATTTCCTGTAATTCAACCTCTGGCGCTCTCGACATAAGCCCTCCGTTTTGCGTCCTTCCACTCTTTTTTTGCCTCTCTCAGAGCCCTGTTCTTCCCGCTGCGCACAAAAGACTTTGGCTTGATGTTGAGTGAGGGAACGCCGTATTCCACAAGATGAGTATGCGGCGCCGAAGACTTCACAGCCCCCACAGTCCCGCGCACATCCCATGAAATTCCGTTTCGAAGGGTGTAGGTTCTGTGGGTAATCTTCTTGTCGAGGAACTGCAGCGAATACTCATACGCATTCTCAGTGATCGGTTTTATAACCTGTTTTGCACAGTTGATTGTGAACCCGGCATACGAGCGAATAACCCGTTTACGTTTCACATAACTCTTCGCACTCATGTTTGCACCTTCCTGTACAGGTCCCACACCTGCCTCACCTGGAAAGGCAAATCCCCCACTCCGATGTATCGGTTTTGATATCCGCCGTCCTCAAGACTCCCAGAACCAACCCACCCCACTGTGGGTGAGTCAAGCCAATATCCAACCAACTGGATAACCGACTCTTCCAGATCCTCCGGCACGGTTTCATAACCGAAAGTTCCGGTAACCTTTACGTTTCCCTTACCCTCCGGCCAACGCACCGCACGGTATAAAGCCCCGATATCATCACGCACCTTGTAGCCAGTTACTTCGGTGTCAGAGTCAAAATCCATGCCCTGGTCAATGTGGACAGACGCAATCTCGGTGACAGGCCAATCAGAGAGCACCAGCAATCGTCTTCCGTTGCCGTCGTATTGCCTCACCACCTCTTCAGATCCCAAGGTGCGCCCCGTGTAATGCTCAGCGCGTGATGTGGCTATAGAGATGAGTCGCTTGGCTTCTGTTTCCTGTTCATCATCAAGGGATAATGCGCTTTTCAAGTCTGTCCACGTTACAAGGTCTGTCATCTCACCACCTCACTACTAAAGGCGGGGCTGTGCGGCCCCGCCATAATCGTCACTACGACTGCAGAGCGTGTCCTTTGACCACAGTTGCGGCCATAGGAGTGGCGGTCCCATGAGTACCGGAGAAATCCGCATGCAGCTTCAAATACCTCTTCCCACCAATGTATCCAACCTCGGTAACAGTGGCAGAGGCGTGTGCCGCGATGAGCGAATGTATAATGCCTCCGGTGCCGACCGAATCAATGCCCTCCACATCATCCTCGTCGACAGCCGCGTAGTCGCTGTCATTATCCGAGTGGGTGAGCTTGAACTCAACTTTGTTGGTGTCAGAGAATGTGATACCTCCCACACCGACGTGAATCACCACCTCCGCGCTTTCGTATCCCTGCAGATCAATGGCACTGGAAGTCTCGTCTACTTTCAATCCCTCGGGATCAATCGCGTTGACAATGTCTATGTTATTGTATATGTCTCTCATTTTTCATTTCCTCCTTAGGATGAAGTCTTCAGCACTTTGATGGCCTCGAAATTCCGAACCCCTCCACCGACACGCTTGGTGGTGTAGAAACTCACATAAGGCTTGGAACTGTAGGGGTCTCGAAGAACCCGAATACCAACGTGGTCCACAATACGATACCCAGCTTGAAAATTGCCAAACGCCACGGAGATATTGCCTGCATTGTCCACATCCTCCATGTTGTCCTCTTCATAAACAGGGTACCCCAGCAGCAACGAAGGTTGTCCAGCCTGAAGAGACGGCTGCCACAGATAACCCAAATCAGATTTGAACTTGCGAATGGCACCAAGAGTGGAACGATTCATCATCCAAGCAGCGCCATTGCGGTACCGGCTCTTCAACGCATAAACCATATCCACCAACGCTTCCTCCGGATCCGAGTCTGCCCAATCAGCAGCCTTGCCAGTGGCGATGTGGCCCAAAGAACCCCACGCGTAGGTGTCATTGGCTACTGTGTCATACGACAGCAGTCCCATGGGCTCATTCACCCCGCTACCGGTAATGAACGCTTCCCCTTCAGCTTCAGCAAACGCCACGCCTACCTCATTGATGAGCCACTGGCCAATGTCCACCGCTGCATCGTCAAGCAAAGTCTGGCTCGCCTTGGGATTGGCGTACAACTCATGAGCCACAGTTTCAATCCGTGCCAGCTCTGCTGTGTCAGTTTCGCTACGAGACCCCGTCTCACCGACAAACGCCGCTCCAGCGCCGCCTTTATTCATGAACTCTATGAATGACCGACCCACACTGATCGGCTGCACAGAGGCCACTTTGCGCATGGCGTTGACGTCCTGAGCCACGCGAACAATCTCTTGACTAACGTTGTCCGGCACAAGCCAACCACCGTCAGGGTCCACCTGAATGGTGGCGGCAGCCTTGAACTCACTCTCATCACCGGTGCGCATGTAGGTGTTGAACGCTTTGTCCACCACGGTTACACCGCCGGCTCCACCGAGCTCGAGCTTGTTCATGTTGTTTTCTATGTCCCCGACCCGTTCGATAACCTTCGCGTTCTCATCCAAAGCGGCCTGAATTTTATCTATTTTCGCGTTGATATCGACGAGTCCCTGCTGATCTCCGGCCTCAAGTTTTTTGAGCCGTTCGTCGTTTGCATCCTGGAAAGCTTTCCAGGATTTTTTCTGCTCTTCTATTGCAGCTTTGATTTCAGGATCCATTAGATCCTCCTTCACTGTAAAGTTTTGCAAGTTCGCGAAATCCTTTCGCTACGTCGCCAGGGTCCCCCTGACTGCCGGCTGCTGCAGGATCCCCCTGCATAGCCTCATAGCCTTGAGCAGATATTCGCTCTGCTTGTTTGTTACTAAATCCGAGGGCCACAAGACTTTCCTCGAATTCTCGTTTCGTTTTCGGTGTTGCGGCACGCCGCCTCGCCTCCCACGCGGGGGTTGGTACGTGCCGATAATTGTATGCGCGCCAATTGAAAGCCAGCGCCGCGATGTCCTGTTCCTCCGGTACGACAATCTCTTGGGCAAACCCGGCCTGGTATGCCTGATCCGGGTTGTACCAGGTCTCCTCATCCATTGCGGCAATGATTTCATCCCGATCAAGCTCGCTGTGTGCCTGGTAAATATCGACCATCTCATCTCGTATCGCATCGAGTGTCGCCGCCCTCTGTCGCAGATCCTCCGCGGTGCCGATCGCGAGAGACCATGGGTTGTGAATCATGAAAAAAGATGCCTCACCCATTTTCATTTTTGATCCGGCCAGAGCAATGATGGAGGCAATAGAGGCAGCCACTCCGATCACCTCGATTGTGACCTTGTCTCTTGCTTTTGCGATAGTGTTATACATGGCGACCCCGTCGAACACGTCACCTCCGGGGGAATTGATACTCACAAGGATCGAATTAGCACCCCTTGCCGCCGCATCAAACTCCCTTTTGAAATCCTCTGCAGTTATACCCCACAGTCCGATCTCATCAAATATTGTTACCTCTACATTGCCTGCCTCTGCGTGTATCTCATACCATCTTTTCATCGTCTTCTCCTGTGAAAAAAGCATCAATCTCTCCGCCCTGCTTTGTGCGCAGAGCTTCCGGGGTCTCCTCGCCGACCGGTTGCATATTCAGCGGCCGGAGGTACTCATCTCCGTCCTCGATCGGGTTCATGTTCTCCTTTTCCCTGATATCGTTTACACTGAGCCACCCCCAGTTGCGGCCGATAGCGTATGCCTCATAACGGCTCTTCAGATCCCCGCGGGCAAGTCCGTCGATATTGAACTCGGGAAATATGTCCGGCTGGCGTATCAAGTCCCTCGAAAGAGCCTGTTCCCAGCGCACCAGCCAGGGCCGGAGGGTGTGCTTCACGAACGCGAGGTCCTGATGTTCAATGTTACTGAAGGTCGCCCGGTCGAGATCTCCGATCATATGCGGAGGAACTCTGGTAACACCTGCAATCTCAGAGCGTGAAAATTTTCTGCTTTCGATGAATTGGGCATCTTCGCTTGTCATCGCCAAGCGGTCAATTTTCATCCCCTCTTCGATGATGGCCGTTTTTGCGGAATTGCTGGCACCGGCATATTCGGCATTCCAGCTTTCTTTCAGGCGCCTGTAAGCATCATCACTAAGCTTTCCTGGGTGTTCTAGGACTATTCCTGGGTTCGCCCCGTTTCGCCACAGACGGTTTCCGTGCTCCTGCTGTCCCAGCGCCCCGCCTATTACCTCTCGCGCCCAGGTGAGCATACTCACACCGGTAAAACCGTCTAATGACAGCCCTCTGATATGCAGTACATCGCTCTGGGTAAGAGGGATTGAGCCCCTATTCTCAGTGGTATACGTATAGTTAAGCCTGTATAGACTGTCCTGTTGCACCTCTACCTTGTCCGGGTGCATGGGGATAAGCTCTCGTATCTGCCCGTCTTTGCCCCGTGATATATACGCATACCCGTTCCCGCGTATGATGATGTGATAGGTGAGCATCTCTCGAAACTCGAAGGACGTCTGCCATCCGTTCGGCTGGGAATGAAGAAGCCGAAAACGCCTATCCTTGTATTCCTTCTGCTTACCCCCGCCATCCGGTAGCCTCCGGTATAGATCGAGCGGTAAAGAGGCAATCGATTCAGTGATCACCCTGACAGCCGCGTAAAAAGATGAGACCTTCATAGCCGTGGTCTCATTCACCGGCTGTCCTGATAAGCTCATACGCGATTCGCTAATCTCTCTCAAGATGTCAAGAGAATTTACCGCCTTCGGGTGGAAAAACGCCGCTACTCTATCTCGTATTCTCACCTTATCTTTCACAGGCCAATAACCCCCCTGGTCTCATATACCGAACCGCCTTCTCCATTGTTTGCAACCGCACGACCATGTGCCATTATGGAGGCCACAACGCCATCGATCCGCTTTCCAGTCTTCTCGCGCCGGGGCTTCATCGGCATGATATTACCCTGGCGGTCGCTCTTGACCTCGGTACAGCTGATCATCCACTGCATCACCGGATTACCCCCGTGCTGGATCTGCGCCCCGAGTACCGCTTTTTCAAATGCGTCGGTGAACGCGGCCATCCCAGAGTACCGCTGATATATCGGGATCATGGTAAACCCGGACTCGGTGAGATGATTTACGATCTCTTGCGCCTTCCACGGGTCATAGGCAATCTCGAGGATTTCAAAATTCTCGGCATCTTGCAAAATGGTCTGCTCGATGAAATCGTAATCCACAACATCACCTGGTGTCGGAATTACAAGCCCCTTCTCGATCCATATGTCATAGGGAACCCTGTCTTTCCGTGTTTTTTCTATGATGTTATCTCCGGGAATAAAGAACCGGTATACCTGTTTATACCTTTCTTCCGGCTCACTCGGGGGAAAGTCATACACAACAGCGGTGATGTCTTGATTCGCTGAGAGGTCAACACCCACGTAACACGGCCGGCCTTTCAGCTCAACCTCATTGACCACAGCGCTTCCTCGACCCCACACATCACTGTCTATCCAGCGAGTCTCCGCCTGGGTCCAGATATTGAGGTTCTTCGTCTTCACATCGTTCTGCTTCCGGGGAGAATGCAGAGCAATCTGAACCCTCTCTTCAATGTATTTCCAGCGCACCGACACACCGAGATTCGGATTTGATTTAATCCACACCTCCGGGTCTGTCCAGTCATCTCCATCATCGAGGGTGTAGATAATCCCGAAATAATTCTCAGGTACCGGATCAAGCTCTCCAGCTAATATCTGGGTGGTGAGGGTCCTCTCTTCCTGGTAACAGGCTGAGTTTTTATCGAACCCGGCTGTGGTTATGATGAACGTCAGAGGCTGCCGGCGCGCCCCCATTCCGGATTCCATAACATTGATCATGGTGTTGTCCGGATGCGCGTGGTACTCATCGACAATCACACAATGGGGGTTGAGACCATCCTCGGTATCGCTGTCCTGCCCGAGAGGACGGAATTGAGACGCTGTCCCCGGAATAACAATCGTCGAACTTTGTTTATAGGTGCGGACCTTCTTCCGGAGAAAATGGTGGGCCCTTAACTGCCTTTCTGCCTCGGACCACACAATCTTAGCCTGGTCTTTTTTGGTGGCGATCGCATACACCTCGGGCCCGATCTCCTGCGGCCTGTCCATCAGGTAGCAATAATTTGCTATCGATGCAGCGAAAGTGGTCTTACCCATCTTACGGGCAACCTCGAGATAGACCTTGTTAAAACGCCGATACACCTCCGCATCTCGCCAACCGAAAATATTCCATACGATGAACTGCTGCCATGGTTCAAGGCGTATCTGTGGGTTGTGCTTCCGGGGATTCGCCCACTCACCTTTGGTGTGTTTGAGCTGCTGAATGAAATCTATTGCCCTTTTTGCCTGGGCCTCATCGAAGTGGTACGGAAAATCCGTCTCCCCGACTCTCTCGAGGTCGGCCGTGTGCCGCTGAACCGCGAGCTTTACCCACTTACAAGCGACCACTTTGCCGGACCCTACATCCTCGATGTACTGCTCGGCCGTGTAGATAGGGGTTGTCATGAGGACCCCCAGGATGAGTAAAACCGTTGCAAAGATAATTCTATTACTCCGCATTCCACAGCTTCTCCATTGGGTCTTGTGCGTCTTCCTTCTCGGGTAAGTCGATTCTGTTTCGAGCTACCGGAGTCATTCCAAACTCTCGAAGTAGCCTGATTATCTCGGCAAGATTGCGGTTCATCGCCTGGTACTCCGGCATGGTCTGGCTATTTCGGCCAATCAAGTATTCACCAAGGGATCGTCGCTTGCGCTTGCCCTCCGCATCTCTTACGTAGTAGACCGCCTCATGTGCCTGGCGATACTGGTCGTAGGTCTCGCAGAGCAGCTCAAGAGCCTGGTTATCCAGAACTGTGAGTAGCCCCTCCTCAATGAGCTCCGGGGCAAGCCTCTTCCAGAGCTTCTTTCCGAACTTGCCTAGGTGTGAGGGGGGTTTTGGCGCCTCGGTATATTTCTCAGGCTCCGGCTCGTGTGAGGGGTTTCTGTCTTTCCGGAATGTCCCTTCGATAATTTTCTGTTGCCGGGGTTTCCGGTTGTGACCTCCACTACCCATTACCCTCTCCCCTTTTTGCTGACAATGCTTTTTCGT